AAATAATCATTAGAACCATCAAAATCGAAAGAGTATTTGTTGGGAAAGCCGAGTACAGCCCCACCTTTTGTAAGGATATTACCTAAGCCGAGCATAGACTTATCCTAAGTAAGCTATTACAAGACCAGATGTAAGGTCAATAGAACTCCACCTACCATAAATTGTAACACCTTGAGGTATTGTTTCAGATGCCATTGTATTCCCATTGTAACTACCTACACCATAACCATTGGTAGTATCTGTTGGTGTTAGTGCATTGAATACAGTATCTTCTAACATTGTAATTGCTACAAATGTACCTGAGTGGACTTCTGTATCTGAAATAAATTTAGCACCTGCTTGTCCTAGTCCGATGTTATTTGATTCGTTTACTGAGTATTGTCTGAGGTTTGCCATCTTTTTTCTCCTGTGTTATGATACCTTGCCGAGCTTGGCTGTCTCATGGGTATCTTGGTTTTTTCTCAGGGGGAGAATAAACTCCCCCCAAGATGATTAATTACCGTTAAGTAATTTATTCGTAATCCACTAAAGCGAATATTCTTCTTTCGCCATCTGCATCAGCATTTCTAACAGCACCACCATATACAGACTCGCAAGTTACGAGTGTAGATAGGTAAGAGTGTCTGTAAGAAGCCTGCATCTTAGCTTCCTTAGAGAAAGCAAAGTATAGTGCAGATTCGTGAATAGCATATCCGTATATGATGTCATTGTCATCAGTACCAGATGTTTCAAGGTCAGAAACTGCCTTGATACCTTTTGTAGCGTCAGCACTTACATCAGCACCGCCAGAGGCAGAACCCATGTAAGGAGACTGAGCAATCCAAACAGGCATACCAAGAATAGCACCAGCATTACCAGTACGACCAAAGTCAGCACCTAGTGTTGCTTGAGTTCCTTGAGAGTAGCTAGTAAGTGAGTTTAGACTTGCATACATATCTGGAGATAGTACCAAGTTCCAACCTGCTGTGTCACCAGTTTCTCCAAGGATTAATGCCATCAAATCAGTTAAATTAGCCTGAGAAAGAACTGAACCAGTTGTTTCAACATGCATTGATTTATTAGCATCAGCACCAATTGCACCAGTAGCACTTGCAAGCAAGCCCTGTAGGTTATTAGCTACCTGATAGTGTAGGAAATTGTCAAAACCCCTAGCACAAGCATATGCTAACTGTTTTGCATATATTTCCAACAAGTCATAGTTAGACTGAACTTTTACAATATCTGGAATGTAAGCAGATGCTACATTATATTCAGAAACAGTTAGAGCAGTCTCATCACTTGTCATACTACCACCACTTGTTACATCAGCAGATATTTCACTACCTTGTGTAAAAGCACTAAGTGCTGGAACACCGATGTGTGGAAGATGAATTTTATCGCCTTGGTTTGCCACTTCAGGTGACAAGTCAATTCCGACATTTTTCATCATTATTTTTTGTTGAAAGGCTTCTAAAATTGCCTCTCCCCAAACCTCAGGTATAAACTGGTCAGCAATATTTGGAGTTACTGCTCCAGTACCACCCGAGTGGACATTTACATCAAATGGGTCTGAAAAAGCCATTAGATTTTCTCCTCAAATTATCTTTTAAAATTACTGAGAATAGAACTCCAATTTTCTCGCCTTTCATCCTTTGATAGTTTTTTGAAATCAATATCTTTTCTAGAAACAACCCCAACATTGTCTTTGGGATTGTTTTTAACAGATGATAATTCTTCCACAACATCTACTAAAGAATTAGTTGGCAAATCAGAGAATTTTTCTCTTTTATCTTCTGGCAGTCTTGATAAAGCATCTTGTCTAAGTTTAGCATCTTGTTTTTCAAACTGTTCTTTTACAACTTTAAGAGCCTCATTTTCCTTTGACAATACTGAATTTAATTCAGATAACTTACCTTGCTCTTCAAGTTCTGCCCTTTGTTTTTCCTCGATAAAAGATTTCATCTCAGATATTTGCTTTTCAAGCTCTTTTTTCTGAGATATAACCTCATTTAATCGTGACCGAGGAATATTATCTTGTACATTGTTTTCGACTTTAGTGTCGACTTCCTGTTTTACATCTGGCTCGATGACTTTTTCTTCTGACATTTTTACCTCTTAAGTGAGTGGTTAATTTATGCAAAATTCCCTTGCATAAGATATACATGATAAACTAACTTAAAAGACTATTCTAATGCAAGAAAAAAATTACGAATTTAAGAAAAAATGGTTTAAATATCTTAATTATAAACCTCATAAAGGGCAATTAGCTCTTCATTACCCAGAAAAAAAGGATGCCAGATTCCATGTTATAGTATGTGGGAGAAGATTTGGCAAGACTTGGGCAAGTGCTATGGAGGCTACTTATGTAGCATCTCAGCCTAATAAAAGAATTTGGGTTGTAGGTATGTCGTATAAAAAAGCTAGATTAATATTTAGAGAAATCTGGCAAAGAATGGTTATAGGGCATGGAGAAGATATTGATAAAGCATCTGAAAAAGATATGTTTATTCGCTTTAAGTGGGGGACTACTGTTGAGGGAATGTCAGCGGACAATGCAGATTCATTGGTGGGCGAGGGTCTTGACCTACTTGTAATTGATGAGGTTGCCAAGATGAACAAAAAGATATGGGATATGTATTTATCTCCCACAGTAGCTGGTAGAAAAGGTAGGGTTATATTTATCACTACTCCAGAGGGCAGAAATTGGATATATGATTTATATAAATTAGGAAAAACAGATAGTGAGTGGAATAGCTACTCATCCCCATCGTGGAGAAATCAACATGAATTTCCACTTGGCATTAATGACCCAGCAATACTTGAGAGACAAAGGAATATGTCTAGGGAGTTATTTGGTCAGGAATTTGGTGCTGAATTTTCTGTGTTTCAGGGCAAAGTTTGGGATTTTAATAGAGATTTAGATGTTGGGAACTATCCATATGACCCAAACTTACCAACATATTGTTCAATAGACTTTGGATATAGGCAACCTGCTGTTCTCTTTATCCAAACAAAATTTGATGGCAGAGATGAACATATTAGGATTTTTGATTCTATCCTACATAAACAGAATGTTAAAACAGAAGATTTAATTAAAATGATAAAAGTTAAGGGATATCCTATACTTTCGTATTATGGTGACCCTGCTGGAGCAAATGTTCAAGGGCAAACTGGTGCTGGAGATATGGAAATATTTAGAAGAAGTGGTATACAGGTTTTATACACCAGAGATAGAATGAGCAGAAACATTGTTAACAGCGTTTCCCACACTAGAGGATTTTTTGAAAGTGCAGATGGAACTAGGAGAGTTCATGTACACAAAACTTGCAAAGAGGTCATAGAGGATTTTGAGGAATACAGGTATCCAGAATCTGAGGATGGCAAACCAATAAAAGAAGAACCAATCAAGGATGGATATCACGACCATGGAAACGATGCGTTTAGATATTTCATTATTAATCGATTTCCAATTAAAAATAAAGAAATGAAAAGGATACAGAGATGATAGAAAAAGTATTGAAAGAAAAACTATTAGAGACAAAACTAATGATGGCTCATTCTAGGAGAAAAGAAATAAGAAAATACTTAGATTATTATTCAGGGACATCAACAGAAGATTATATTCATAATTACTTTAATGCCGATGCTTTTTCTGAAATTCCACCAACAGTAAGTAACTTTACTAGAAAATTTATTAATAAAATTAGTAGAATATATACTTTAGATGCAAAAAGAAATGTTGAGGATGAAAGATATAGTGTACTCACTCCCACTAAAGATGTTAGGATGAAACATTCTGAGAGAATGACTAGATTGCTTGGTACAATTGCAAATCGTGTATTTTGGATAAATGACACTTTTGATTATAGACCGCTGTATTATTTTGAGGCTTATTTTGGAGATAATCCATTTAAACCAGATTCAATTATATATCCTCTATTAAATAATTCATATGACCTATCTGATACAGAAAATTTGCAATGGGAATATTGGGATTCTGAAATTTATGCCATTATGAATGAAGAGGGAACAATTCTAATGAAAGAAGAGAATCCCTATGGAATCATACCATTTGTTTTTACTCATAGAGAAGACCAGATAGATTCTTTTTTTGTTGAGGGGGCATCTGACATTATCAACTGTA